GGGGTATTAGCTCAGTTGGTAGAGCGTCTCAATGGCATTGAGAAGGTCAGCGGTTCGAATCCGCTATGCTCCAGTTCTACAAATGGGCGGTAGATTTTTAACGAATCTACCGCCTGTTTCATTTTTGCCTATGCCTTAGCGGGTTACGCGCTGCCCGATTGCATCCCTGTTGGGGCTAAAACAGGCCGTTAAATGCAATTCCGGAGGCTTAAACACCCCAAACGCCTCTGCACGCCTCCGCTAAACGCGGTAGTATACATCTACCTTGCTTTGTTCAAACGAACCTCAAAAGGCTTATTCTTAGAGTGTTGTAAATGTGATAGGTTTTGCGTTCGCTTCCCTCCGGGGTGCGGTAGACGTGGCGGGGGTATCGCAGTAGCTTGTTTTTAGCGTAACTCGTTAATAGTAAGCTCTTCTTCCGTTCGTTAAACGTAAACCAAGGCTTTCCTTATGGGTGTTTGGAACCGGCTCCGGCAAGGCATAAAAACACCTTGCCAAGCGTAGGATGCTTCCGTTGGGGAGCCGTTGCTCCCGGGAATGCCCTTCCTACCCGGCAAGGTGTCGTTTTGGCGTCCGTTTGCGTGAGCTTACTGGGGCGGAGCCGGAGGCGGCTGCTTGTGGTAAACCTCCATGCGGTGCTCAATCGTCTGCAAGCGTACGGACATCTCGGAGAGCACGCGGATGGTCTTCTCCTGAGCCCGGGCTTGTTCGGCAATGAAGTAGCGGAGGTCGCAATACAGCACGATGGCGGCGACTAAGCCAATGACTGCCAATACAGCGCGGGGTTGCTCCACGATATAGCGACAGAAGAAAGCCAGCCACGGTTCGTTTGGTTTCTTTTCGCACATAGTCATTCCGGGGGTTAGTGGTTGATAAGAGCCAGCAAGGCATCCTTGTTGGCGAGAAGCTGAAGGAGTCCTGCGTGTTCTTCGGCTGTCAAATGGAGCGTGATATCCTCAGAGTGAGCTGCCGGAGTATAACGTGGAATCAGCAGCGTTATTTTGTAGACAGGTTGCCATTCGGTCGCGGCGTTCATTCCATAGCTACCAGCAGAACCAATCATGCCCACGCCATCAGCCGAGGATTTACGCACCACATGGAAGCAACCACTAAAATCTGTAGCGAAGTTGGTAGAGTCCTTGCTTGCCTCTTTGTTGAACAGAAACTTGTATTCTGCTCCGGCTTCTACGTCAAAGGGGTCAAAGTCCCATGTAAGCATCTTGCCTATTCCGTGTACCTGAGAATTGAGGGATAAGGCAATAAGCTTACCATCTTTCCATACCTTGCACCATACTGGCTCCGTCCCCACCTGCGAAGAGTTGGCAGTGGGACGGCACGGAACAGATATGCTTCGCATGAGCCCGGAACCCTTCATGATAACGCCGAAGCCGTAGGCATCGTAATTGTCCTCAGAGCCGGAATCCGGGACAAGGTAGCTTTTCTCATAAAGCACGTCAATACCAAGCGTGCTGAGCCATTCCTCTTCCGTCCCCTCGTAGCCATTGCTCACAGCCATGTCGTAGGCAGAGGCTCCGGGCTCGCCTTGTTCTCCACGTTCTCCTTGGTTGCCTTGCTCTCCCTGTTCGCCCTTTGAACCGCGCTCTCCTTTCAGGGAAGCCAGCCAAGCGGCCTCTGTACCAACAAAGCCGTTGGCCACGGCTACATCGTAGGCAGACATGCCGGAAACATCCACAGCAAGGCCGCCGGAGGAAGTCTTACCTACCGGGCGGATATTCTTGCCGGAAATCGGTTCATCCGTGCCCAGCATCACGAATCCGGCGGTATCAGCAGTAGCTTGCTTGCTGTTCACCCAGGACTTAGTGGCCACCAAATCCGGCGCGGGGTATTCTCCGGTAACGGCCTCCGGCGCATCCGTGGCCAGCCGGATAATATCGTTGATGATAGTCGTCTGGAGCGTATCAGAAAGACGGGGCTCGCCGTCCTCCATCCAAGCGAACTCGGTCATGGAGGCAAGCGTGGCCGGGGGAGTGGCAGAGCCCTCGCCTACATCGAGCGCGTCATTGAGCGCAAGGGAGGACGCTACCAGCTTCAAATCAAAGCGGGTACCGTGCTCCGTCTGCGTGCCTGATTCGGCTTCTGCAAGAATGAGTAGATCTCCCTCGTAGTTGCCCTTAGCCTTGATGCCCATACGGAGCCCGGTGGCGGTCTGAGTGCCAAGCACGGTAACGCTAAGAGGTACCACGGCTCCGCGCTTCACCTTAAAGCCACTCAACGGGGAGCCAGTTACCTTGGCCTGAATCAATGCCGGGCTCTTGTCTGTGTTGATAAAGATGTCCATATCCAGATGCGCGATGTCAAAAGAGCACCCTGATGGGAACCACGTTCTTCCGGTAGTATTCGGCCTCGTACTGCCAGTCGTGCTTATGCCATTTGTAGGAGCCGTTGTCTCCATCCGGCAAGAAATTGACCAGCACTACCTCGGCATCCGGGAAATCATCCCTCAGCAAGTGGTAGGCAATCCAGCCCGTAGTGGGGGATGCGTTGTTGGTGGCGGACTTGTATTCATTAAACCACTTACGCTCCTTGGTCAGAGCCTTATCGCTCAGGAGGAGGACATCCTCGAACAGCGAGAATATTTCCTTTTCTTTGCCGTAGGGGATAAACCAGTTTTTATCGCGGGCATTGCGACGAACAATGAGGAGCTTGCGATTCGGTAAGTCCTTCAGGTGCTCGTAAGGCTTGGCTCGGTTCAGGAATACCAGCACATCATCCGGGGTAACCCCCAGCGTGGCGACATCCACTTTCGGATTGTTAGCGAATAACCAGAATCTCGGGGCTGGCTTTGCCAGAAGTTTGGTCTGTTGCGTGGGGCGCGGGAATCGCTTATCCAACTCCTTCTTATGGTGGACGTAGTATTCGGCATATCGGTGTGCGGGCTCCGGGTCGTTGCCGCCATTGAATCGGTGTTGCGAGAAAAGCGGGTCGAAGAAGATACCGTACGCCCGGAGGTCGCAATGATTCTTGATGCGGGAGAAAGACATGTCCGTTACACCAAAGCTGGCAATGGCCTGAACAAAGGGTATCATGGCCGGACGGAATACCACAAAGGCATGGCTTCCCTTGTTCTCAGCATGATTGGGAACAAGCGGCGTGTAGGGATTCTGGCATTCATCCAAGAGGATGGTGTGGCGACCCCGGAAACGGCTCACACCGTTGCAATCCCCCAGACACAACAGACCACAATCTTCCGGGAGCGGGTGCTCAGCCAGCAGCTTGTCGAGCTTCCCTTGCGGGTCAGCACAGGGATAGGCATCATCCTCGTAGATAATCAGGTACGGCAAGCCGTCTTTTTCTGCTTCCAGAATCAGGCGGATAAAGGTGAGAGCCAGGCTCGAATAAGCCTTGGGTTCGCGTGGCCGGGTCGGTTTCTCCGGGATGATGGGATAAGTGACCGGGGGCATGGTCAGCCCTCGCTCGTGGAAAATGCGGCGCATGAAGCATTGTCTCCAAGGTGACATGGAGATGCAGCGCGTGTTCTTGTTGAGGTCGATTTTCATGGTAAAAATGGGGTTAGCCTACGGAAATGGAGATAACGATGGTCGTGCCATTCAGGCTGATGCTCATGCCGGAGCCAACGGTGCAGCGTTGAGTCATCGCCTTGTCGAACCAGTACTGGGAGGGGCTGTAGTTGGCATCGGCATTGGTGTGGGTACAAGGGATGTTTTGAACCAGCTCAGCGAACCGCTGTCGCAGGAGTTGGCGGGCAGCATTGCAGATGGCTGATTTGTCGATATTGTCGCAGTTACAGGGCATAAGAACGGATGGGATTAGTAGTGGATGTTGGAGTGAACAGTCGCACCGCTGCCGGAGATAGAGCCGGTGGTATCGGCAACTAATGTGCCGTATTCGGTGGTAGCAATAGCAGTACCATTGACGGAAACCGAGTAGCTGATGCTGTTGGCGATAGCCTGAGCCTCAGCCGCGACTGCCGCCTGAATCTGCCCCAGCAGGTCACCACATTTGCAGTTGCATTCTTTCTTTTCCAGTTCTGCGATACGCTGCTCCAATGCTGTAATCTGCGCCGCCATCTCTGCGAGCTTGGTAGCACAGTCGCAACCGCAGCAGCCGCTTCCCTCTGAACCGGGAATCGAACCGCCCGGAACAGAGCCGCCGGGCGTGGAGCCACCCGGTGACGATTCTCCGGGAACAGAGTCGCCGGGCGGCGTAGATTCTTCAGGAGAAGAACCCGCAGTCGAACCTCCCTCTGAAGAACTGCTGCCGGGCGGCGTTGAACCCTCCGATGAAGATTGTTCTGAACCACTATCGACAATAGAACCGGAAGCACTATCGGCAGCAGAAGCGGTGCCGCTGCCTGATGCTGAGCCCGATGCACTATCGGATTCCGATTCATCATCCGGCTTCCATGCGCTGCCGGGCTGTGTTGAGCCACCTGTAGAACCACCACCAGTTGAACCACTCCCGCCGACTGAATCAGATGCACTATCTTCGAGAGATGCCGAGACGGAAGCAGAAGAGCTCTCCGATGCGGAATCTGATGCGCTGCCGGAAGCTGAATCGGATGCGGACGCACTCGCGGATAACGACTCGCTTGCAGAATCGGACGCACTATCGGAAAATGATTCCGTTTCGCTTTCTGATTGGGATGCGCTCAATGAGGCTGAATCAGATTCGCTAACACTCGCGCTTTCACTTTCAGAAACCGACATCGACAAAGAAGCTGACGCTGAGGGCGCATCCACGAAAATCGGGATAGTGATATAAATAACACCCTCCACAATTTCGTTGATGTAAGGGCCATCTCCTGAGCCGGAACCCGAACTACCCTCAGCCTGTGCTGCTGCTCCCTGGGGGAGACGAGAACCATCCTCTCCCAGAAAGGTGACTGTACCATCATCTTCCAGCATGGCCGGAGCATAGCTGACCTCCAGCCCGCAGATAGCCCCGGTAATTTCCTCAAGGGTGTCGGCCAGCGGAATCCTGATAATGCCGGAATCAAGTTCGGGAGCCGAGATTTCCTTATCGAACACAATATCCTCCACCCCGCCAAGCGTGATGACAGGCTCGCCCTCTTCCAAGGATTCCTGCGTGCCGCTGCCATCAGGCCACACGGAATTAGCTCTGCGGAGCTTGATTCTGAGATTTTTGCCATCGGTCAGCCGGAGTCCCTCGCCACAAATCAGCTTCTTGAAGATGAACAAGTGCTCATCCCGCTTGCGGAACAGCCCGGCGGGCTTGCTCTCGTATTCCTCGCTTTCCGGGGCGGTATAGTAGTTGTCTGACTCAACATTGGAGCCGCTTTCGGCATCCTCCTTAGCTTCCTCATCCGCATCAAAGCACTTTTCTACCTGTACCGTCTGCAAGTCCAGCGTGCCACAATGCGCCTGATAGATGTGGGCTCGATTGACCTCCTGAATCTTGCGGAGCTGGTAGGAGCCAATGAACACAGACAATACGCCCTCACCTTTGGCGTTTTCCTCAGTCTTACCCCACGGAACAAAATCCTGCTCTTCATTCTTGATTTCCGCGCTGATGATTTCGCCCTTGTAATTCTGTTTGATGATACAAAAGACTTTCTGCAACTGCTCAGAAAATCCACCAATATCGACCCAGCCATCCGTGTAGTCGTAGAGCGTAGCCCCCTCCGGCACCGGACGGGTCTTGCCCATGTAATCAAGGATAGCCCCGGCTTTCATCTGGGCAATCTTCGGCCAGCTACCATCGGCGCTCACATCGCACAGATGTTTAGGCTTCAAACGCAGTTGAAACGGAACGACCCGAAACTCCTGCAAATCCGCACCTCCCGTTCCCCGGTACTTGGTGTCCCGCATATCCGAGCCGGAATACTCAATACTGGAGGTAGACGTACCGTTGCCGGACATATTGGCCGCTTTGGCCAGCTCCTTCAGACAGTCAATAAGCTGATTGAGCCAGCGGGCAGAGAGTTTTTCGCCTACGCGTACTTTATCGGGGATTTTCATTGTTTAAGCTCCGTACAAATCTTTATCCCAGCCGCCGAGGCCGGAGAGTAACCAAGTGTTTTCAATGGTGTAGGTTTTACCATCGTCATTCATTGAGCAGTTGGAAGACACCTGCAACCACGTGCGATTCGGGAACTTGGGAGCTTTGGGGGGATTGTTGATAGTACCTACTGAACCGATGTCCGATTTATCCGAACGGGAGGTCATGCGGACGGTATAGGTAGCCATGATGTCCTTGTAGGAAGTCACACCCTTGTTGATAAGGTCAAAGGCCTTGCTTCCGGTTTTGAGCAGTTTGCCGAGCTGCTTCATGACCGGGAGACCGTCACTATCCAGTTTAGGCTTACCGCTGCCATCCACCTCCGGAACCAATTCCCAGAGCCGGGCTCCATCCATGAACGCTTTGAGGTACTCCAACTGTCCGCCGGAAATACTTGCCATCTTGGGATGCGTCAGGATAGGCTGGTCTACTACCGTCACATCAAAGGAAGTCGTAAACTTGTTGCCTCCGATAGTCCATGAACCCTCTTCATCATTGCCACCATCATCGGAATCTTCTTCGCCGGAACCATCTTCGCCATCCGTATCGTCATCGTCCTCTTCTTCCTCCTCAACGACAGGCTTGGAATAGGTCAGCTTCACGCTGGCAACCCCGGCCACACCGGGAGTCACCACCGCTTTGCTGAGTGTCACGGAAGCGAGGACATCAATACCGGAATCCATCGAGGGGATGGTGCTCATGGCTACTTCCTCCGGAACTTCGTAGGTAAGCTCTACGGTGTCCCCGGTTTCGCGGTCGCGGCTCAATTCAATCGTCAATCCTGTAATGGTGTAGCCCGTGTTACCGAACCACACCATCCTGTTACCGCTTCTTCCGAACCCTGTGCGTAATGTTGCCATATACACACAGGCAGATGTCAAAATCAGCGGCTGATAACCGCATCCACATTGCCCGATACCTGAATCGTTGGCGTGCGCTTGGTGTTTGCTCCTATACCCTCCAGAAGTCGGGTCTGTTTTTTCGTCTCCGTGATGAGAGGACCTCCGATGACCACGGAACGCCCACCACCACCTACGCTGGCATAGGAATCCGAAAAACGAGTACCTTGCTGCCTGCCGCGTCCCTGTTGCTGCTGCTCCTGTTTCTTCTGCTTTTCCTGCATTTCTTCGAGCTGCTTTTCAAGAGCAACCATGCGTTTGGCACGAGCCTCCGCGTCAGATAAGCCCTGACGTTGGTATTCAGCTGTCAACTGAGTGATTCTCTGCTGTTGTTTCAGAACTTCCAGCCGCTTCTCGTTACCTGCAATCTCAGCTTGGAGTATCTTCACGGCCATATCATAGTCACGCGCGGCATTCTCCCGAGTCTGTTCCTGTTTGGCTGCTTCCTCAGCCCGGCGGCGTTCGGTTTCAGCGGTACGCTCTGCTTCCTCTCGTCCCCGGCGTTGGAGCTCCACAATCTTGTTGTAGGTGGCCGCCAGCATCTGATAGCGGGCTGCATCCTCCTCCGTCACAACAGGTTTGCGCATGATGGCCTCCATCTCCTGACGCAGAGATTCAATCGTATGGCGAGCCTGACCGTATGCCGTAGCATCGGCAAGGCGGAGCTGAATCTGCACCTCGGGGGCAAGTCCGGAGAGGTACTGTTCACGCTCGGTTTCGCGTTGGCGGCGATATAAATCATTGAGCTTATCTCGGGCGGCTGCCAGCTTGCGCTCCAGTTCTGCGGCCTCCTCCCGTTGGCGGCGCATGGCTTCGGCGGCGCGTTCGGCTTCGATAGCCTCCTCAATCTGGATGGGCAAGGTCTCCTCGTAGTGTCGCTTCTTCTGACGCAGGCGAGCAATCTGCTGGTCGAGCAGCTTGATAACCTCCTCATCTTCATCCTTGGCCACAGCCATACGCCGCTCTTCGCGGAGATCGTCCATCCTCTCATCGAGCTGTTCCATGAAGGAATCATATTGCTCATAGGTTTTGACCTTATCCGCTTGCTTGTTCAGATTACGGAGAGACTTCTCGAACTGCCGGGTAGATTCAGCGGCGCGTTCGGCGGCTTCGCTGTTACCCATGAACCAGGAGTACAAAGCACCCAATGCTTCGCCAATGCCAACAATGATAAGACCGATACCCGTGCTCACAATCGCGGCTTTCACGGCAACCATGGCAGCGCGGGTAACGGTAGCCATCGTAGACCAAGCAATCGACCATGTTACCTTAAGCCCGGCCAGCGTGGACGACATGGCCGATTTCAGCCCGGTAAGCGCAGCCCGATACCCGGACACAAAGGACGAGAACGACAGGCCTTTAATGGTATTGCCGAGCGTCACCATCTGAGCCCGGAAAGAAATAGTGCTGGCAGTAGCCGCCTTAGTGTTACCCACATACATAAGCAAGGCTGCTGCTGCAGATGCAACGACTGTTTCAGCCCCGCCTAAAAGGGAAACCAGTTCCCCGATACCGGAAACAATAGGAGAAATGACATCAACAACCCCGGTTAAAGCTGTACCGAATCCGGCGGCGAACTCCTGCATAGCCGGAATCCCCTCTTCGAGAGCAATGGCAATACTCTGCAAGGCCGGAGTAATAGCCTCGTTGATAGGCTCGCCCAATTTAGCAACAACCCGGTTGATATTCTCCAACAAGGTACCCCAGCTACCAGCGGTCGTGTTGGAGAGCTGGGAGGACAGGTTAAAATACTGCCCGCCCTCATCCGTCATGCGGCGCAGAGCTGCTGCGTATTGGTCAGCCGAAACAGCCCCCTTTTTCACCATAGCTTGCACCGCTTCGGTTGAGGAGCCGATGACTGCTGCTAGTTCCTGATAAATCGGGATGCCCTGACGCGCCAGCGTATCAATGGCGCGGGAGTCAATGCGCCCGACAGCCATGGCGCGGGAGAACACCTTGGAGAGCTGCTCAGCCGCCACGCCGGAGCCTGTAGCCATATCAGCAAAACGGCGCGTCCATTCCCGAATGGAAGAAGAATCGCTGAACACGTTGAGCAGCGGCTTAGCCGTGGCAGCCATCTGCTCAAGACCTACGGCACCATTGGCGGCATCGTGCCAGAGGTCATCCAGTATTTCCCCGGCCTGTTCTGCGTCACCAGTCATCTGGGTAAACGTGACCCGCAAATCCTCTATGCGGGCAGCCTGTGCCGGGATATTGCTGAAGAAAGCAAAAGCACTCTTTACCGCTGCAATTGCTCCGCCAATAGCGGCAAAAGAAGCGGTAAACTGTCCGGCCAGCCCCTGTACGGAATCCTTAGTCTTGCGAACCTCCCCCTTGATTTCTTCGAGAGCAGTTTGCAAGGACGAAGCATCGCCGGAGAAAGTGAATGAAACGTCAGCCATGTTTGGTGAGGTGTTTTAGCCGATTAAAGAGACTGTGCGCCTCGGCGGCCTCTTCTTCGGAAACGCTGCGCCATTCAGTAGCAACACCTTCGCTAAGCCATGCGGCATGCAGGTATTGGAGCGTTCGGCGCAACGGTAACCACAGGATGTATTCCTCAGTCCACCCCGTCGCTTTGGCAATCGTGAAAATCACGGTTGCATTCAGCGCGGGGTTAGCTCGTTTGGGGAGTCTGTAGAATCTGGCTGAGGAATGGCAGAAGCGGCCTGTAGGGCTGCTTGGTCAGCAGACAATGCGGAGGTGATAACACGCAGCTCTGCCGGACTGATAGTCATAGCAAACTGTGCTGCGCGGCGCTTTACCTGAGACGGAGCGTTGTATACCGTCTCCATGACTTCATCGAGAGGCGCGGCATGTACCCAGATAAACTCTGTCAGAATCCCGGTGTCGATGTCGGTCAGTTCAGTATTACCGGAGGCCAGCGGATTGCCGAGCTGTCGCAGGACTTCGAGAGAGCCGAGAGAAATCGGTCGCAGGGCTAGGCCGGATTCCGTGCGTGCCGGAGGCTGAACAAGAGAGCGGTTGTTGCTATCTTCGCGGGATGAAATAGAAATGGTAGGCATAGTGTTATGAGCGGGTGAATTTGTTGATAAGAATCCCCAGCTGGGATTCAGGCGTTCCCTCGGGGATAACGAGAGTCTTGTTGCCGCGCTTTACCAGCTCCACCTTGGGAGCATGGCCGATATGGTGATTGATAAGCGTGCAAAGATTTCGCATGGCGGCGGCCATGTAGGCGAGCGGGTGCTCGTTGTCGGCTCGGGTAATCCAGCCCTTATCCTGCCAGCGGGCAATCATTTCGGAGGCCTTGAACTTACCATCGAGAGACTGTTCATCAAAGAGCCAGTTCACCACCGGCTCCGTATCTCCGGACACGGCAAAAGCCGGGCGTTCGGAGAAAGGAATCCCCAAGGCCGTCAGGCAAGCCGCCAGCATCAGGGATTCCAGTTCTCCGTCACGGGAACGAATGAAGTTTAGCGCGTCTGTAGTAGGCTTCTTCAACATCAGAAATCGTAAATGGTAGAAGATACTTCAAAGGAGGCTAAGTCCTCATTCTTAAGCCCGATTTTAATCCCGGTTACCACATTGGTTCCGGTTGCAACGGTAGATAGCCCATGGTCAGGTGCGGTATTAGCCAGCACTAGAGTTTGAGCCACCTTGATGTCCGTGGGGTTATCGCGGGGAATGTAGCCCTTCATGGATACATCGGTTTGGTCATCGTAGAAGATGATACCGACCTTCTTGCCGCGATAGTCACGCTGTACTTTTGAATCCGGCTTGTAGTCGATATCCTGAGATTCCAGCAAGATTCCCTGTTGGTCTTCATCAAAACCGAATACGCCGACTGTTCCGATAATAGTAGCCATATCTTTGTGTTGGTGTCAAAATTGAATCAATACCCGAAACCGGGCAGACTGGATAAATGAGTCGTCCTGTACCATCGGCTCATCAACGGCTTGGAGCGACAGGCGGTAGAGATAGAAATCTGAGGCAGATTCATTGAGCGAGTCCCGGAGTGAGCCTTTCTCGACCTCCGCACAGAGGGAGGCAAATCGATTCCTGGCCTCCTCTCCGTTGGTATCTTGGGCATGGGTCAAAAGCTGCACGGATAGCTCGCAATCCCACGTGTGATTTCGCAGGATACGTTCTTCCCCGGAGGAAAGAGTCAGCAGCACATAAGGGAGCGAACGGGAGCCATCCATGACTGCGGTATGGATGCTCAGCCCGGAGAAAGCGGCCTCCAGTTTGAGCCGCAAAGATTCTGTGAACGAATGAGGATTCATTTAACGGAGCGGATGAGTTTATTTTTCAGAGCTCGGAGGGTGCCATCAAGGCCTTGTTTCACGGTTAGAAGCACGAATCGAGAGCGGATGCGGAGAATATCCTGCCCATAAGGAACAGAGTTCGTGATAATGATGGTCGTTTTGCCATTGCCGCTTTGGCGAATGATGCACGAGCCCTCGCCGGAATGGCGCTTCACCCAAGCGGGGAGCTTTGTTTTCAGTTGCTCCGCTGCGGCATTCCACCCGGCGGCTTCTCGTCCGAGCTGCTTCTTTTTCTGGGTTAGAATGCGTTTCATTTCTGCCGGGGTAAGGCGTTGTCCGTTTACCACGGGCATCTTGGTATAGTTGGCCGTTACGCGGGCAGTCCACTCGCGTTTGGCCTGCCCGGGAGAGATACGCAGAATCATGGGGGGAGTGTTGCGCACCGCCGACTTCACAAAGCGACTGGCTACCTGCCGGACTGCGTCTTCCATGCCCTTACCGGAGAGGATAGCAAGCTTGCCAATCTTGCGCTGCAATTCAGCGTCATTGATAGTAACATGGGTACTCATGGCTCCAATAAATCGATTGTAGCAATGGGGAGACCGGGGCGAATCCCGATGCTCTCCACGCGGTAACTGATTCCGTCCACTAAGACCAGGCTTCCGGGCTGCATCGCGGGCGGGATTTCAGACCGGAGAGCGCGAGCTCCCATGGTGCGTTTTTCCGCAAATCCACCAAGATCTAAATCCCGGGAGCGGTCGGCATGGGAAAGCAGCACCTTAATCTCTACGCTCCCATAGCTCAGATAGACAGGGACTTCCTCCCACAAGGAGAGGAAGTCCGCAATCATTTCTGTGGAGAGATTGCTCATGTGGTAACGATACGCTGGAGACCTGCAGGGCGAACCACCTTGAAGCCGTAGAGCGCTTCCAGAGTGATATACACCTTGTTGCTCTTGGTGTCCGTGTAGCGGAGATAGCCAAAGGTCAGCCCGGTTACAGGGTCGGTGACAGCCCCGGCCTCATCGTAGTTGGCGATGGGAGTCAGATAGCGCATGGCAATAGCCAGAGCGGACGGGTGAGCCGCAAAACCTGCGAGCTTCTCGCCATTATCAGGCACGCATCCGGTTTCGTAGAGGTTGAATCCGGCAATGCGGTTAATCTTGGCCTCCACCACGCCGGACTGAGCCAGCGGAGTGATATAGGACTTCGCTACAATATCGTCTGCAAGCAGGGACGAGAAGAAGCTATTATCGAGAATCAGGGCTCGAGAATCCTGCGGCATCTTGGCGGCGGCGCAAGCCTCGCGAATCTTGATGATGGTCTTGTAGTTGAAATCCTCAGCGGCCATGGCCGGGACAGCGGGAGCTCCGTAGTTGGCGGCGGTGATAGACGAGAAGATGTCGGTCATCACATCGATGGCGAGCTGCTGGGCGGCGGTTGTGACCAGCTTCTCCAGCAGAGGGATAGCCGTAGTGGCGGCCTCCTTGGCAGTCAGATGCACGGTCTTGAACTTGTGGCGGTCGAGCGTCACAGCCACGGAGCTGGCCTCGGAATCGGAGTTCTTGGTGTAGTCTCCATCATAGTCAGACGAAGCGGACGGAGCACCAATGACAGGCACCTTGATGGTGTCGAGCTTGTCAGCGGCATCCGGGGAGAAGTTCGTGCTGAATGCAGAGAGCGGCAGCAGGGTTTCCATCCAAGGCATGAGCGCGGACTGGGAAATCCTGACGTCTTTGAGGTCGGTAATGGTATTAGCCATATTGGTTGATTTCGTGTGGGGTTAGATGGTAGAGAAAAGTTCTGCGCGTTCGGCATCCGAGAGGGAGCGGATAAACTGGGTCTGCCCCTCGGGAGTCGTGATAGCCTTGAATCGCTCGGCTACCGGGAGAGACTTGTCATTGCCCATTGCGGTAACGGCAGCGGCCTGTCCGGCATGCGTGCCGTAAAACTCAGCGGCTCGCTCCTCGGCGGTACGAGCTTCGGCCTTGAGCTGCTGAACCTGAGCATTGGTTTCTCGCAGATTCGCCTCCATGGCGGCCAGCTTGTCGCGGGTGGCGGCGAGATTATCTGACAGCTCGGTGTTGACGGCCTCCAGCGAGGCCTTTTCTGCCTGAACTGCCTCCAGCGCGGCATTGGCTTCGGCCAGCTGAGCGGTCAGCTCATTGACCTTGGCGGTTGCAGCGTCTAATTGTTCATCGATGGTATTCATATTCTTGTGGGTGGTGTCAAAATTATCCGTGGCGGGCAATCCTTTATTGACTTTTTCGAGTCTGAATTTTTGTTTAATCTTGACAACATGGCCGACTAATGCTACATTAAACGTGCATAAGTGGGAGCTCTACTTGTAGAGTCGCTGCGTTGCTGTAGTGAAAAAACCACGTTTTATCGGCCTGACGTGGGGAAGCTCATGCCAGGCCTCCTTTTTAGCATGGCTCAAAATTTCTCCAAAACACATCAGGAACTGGCTTATTTGTTAACATCCCGTGGATTGTGTAGTTCTTCGGGAGTGGATTCGTCTTTGCTTATAAGATTAATATCGAGCAAATTGGCAACGGTCAATTATTATCGTTTAGCTGCATATTGGTACCAGTTTAGACAGCCAACTCAATCAGGTCGCTTATCAAAAAATCTGATGCCCGGCACAAATTGGGAAACAGTTTGGGCTTATTATCAATTTGATAGACATCTGCGTCTTTTGCTGTTTGATGCTATTTCCAGAATCGAGATTGCTCTTCGAGAAAAAATTAGCGATTTACTTTCAGCCCGCGACAGAACCAGTCTGAACCCTCAGAACGTACTGAAAAATTACGCAAGAAACTTCAAGCAGCGACGAAAAGACAAGAGTGGTCGCCTCAAGTGTTCCCTTTTCGAGGAAATGATGGAAAAAGTAAACGGGGCGTACAATATAAGTAAAGGAGAAAGTGCTTTACACTATCAAAACAAAAAGATAGTACATGCCAAATACCTGCCAATATGGGTGTTCCTAGAATTTGCGACTTTCGGCAATCTTAACACTCTTATTTCAGTTGGCTTGAAAGATGATGATACTGAAAAACTTGCAATCTCAATGGGATTTGCATCTAAGAGCTTTTTTGTATCCGTAATATCGTTGCTGCATCAAGTCCGTAACGAATGCGCACACCAAGGACGAATGTGGAATAAGAAATGGGTTCAGAAGAGCCAGGGAAGCAAGCTGAATCCTATTCTAAAGAAACCGGACAGGTCTGACTGGAGCTATTTATCCGACCCCAATGATGATTCCGGATGGGTTCATACTACTCAGCCCGCTTTGTTCCGATCTTCTGATTGCACAGCCGTTGTTTTGGTAGCCTGCCGTATTATACTGCAACAAATTGCCCCAGAGAGTCATTGGAAAGAACGAGTCGAATCTCTCTTTTCCGAGGCTCCTATGGAGAAAATAGCTTGGGAGGTAGGTTTTACTCACAAGGACTGGATAACTCACTCGCTTTGGATGTGAGAAGTTGCTATCCGTGGCGGGCAATCAATTTGCGCTGCACGGCTTCGAGGTTATCGGCACAGGCATCGACTAAGCCGAAGTCTCTTGCCTGCGTTCCTGTAAAGGTCTGCCCCTCCAGATGCTCGGGGGCAATGGTTCGGCGGCGGCGCGTGACAGCGGTCTTGAAGTCTGCCCAAGTGCTTTCCACCTGCTGCTGCAAGAGCTCGCGTTGCTCCTCGGAAAGAGAGGTGCCGCTCATGCCTGTGCTCTTGTACTTACCCGCCGCGAATACGTCCATGTGGAGTCCTTTTTGTGCGTAGGCTTCCTTGCTGTCTACCACAGGGAGAATCACGCCCACGCTGCCGACACGCGCGGAGGGAGCCGCGTAGATGCCATCGCATTGACTGGCCACCCAGTAGGCTGCAGAACACGCCAGCCCGGCGGAATAGGCGTAGACGAACTTGTGTTTGCTGAGGTGGCGTACCGCATTGGCCAATTCCGGAGTCCCGTTGACCGTTCCGCCGGAGGAATCGATGTCGAGCAGTACAACCTGTACAGACGGGTCGGTCTCCAGTTTTTGGAGGGTCTTGGCGACTTTTTCCGTCTCAGTGTACTCAACACCCAAGGCGTTCAGTAGGCGTGATGAGGATTCCGGGAGAGAGCGGAACATGGTTCCGTGGATAGGTACGGTAGCTAGAGCTCCGGTCTGCTGCACCTGAATCTCTGCCTCTGAGCGGGGGGATTCAGGCAGCGTTCCCGGGAACGGAATAGCGGCGAGCTGGTAATAGGCCTCCGGCTCCAACAGCCAGATGCGCTCGGTGGTAATGCGTGTAATCATGTGGCAATAAAATCTTCCGGTTTAGGTTCATTCTGCTGCGCAGGAACGGACGGCTGCACATTCTTGAAGTAGGCAAAAAGAAGTTGCGGCTCAATGCCGTATTTCTTGGCCGTTTCTGCAATGAGCTTCATTTCCCGGGCTCGGTTCTCCACCTCTTCGTGGATATCCATACCCAGCTCGGCAAAGTGGTCGGTGAGAGTTTTGAGCCCGGCTTCCACGTCTGCTCGGTTCTGCATAGCCTCGCGCCCGGCATCCACAGTAACGCGGCGGGGCGTGGTAAAATTGACCTCTGTCCAGTTCTCCACGGCTTCCAGTTTGCCAATACTGATGGCATGACCAATCACCCAGAGCCAGAGGGGGCGCAACATGCGGTCAATCAGCAAGGTCTGACGGTAGGAGAATCGGCGGTCGGCTTTGGCTACGGTCAGGCGTACGCCGGAGCCAGCAAGTTTGGAGGAATCTGCAGCAAACTCAAAGGGTAACATACCGAGAGCGGAATCGCGCCGCAAGTGCTCCAGGAATCCGGTAAATGTCGGGCTCGGGCGGGAGCTTTCAAAGGGTTTGATATCCTCTCCCGGCTGAATCTTGACGAGCTTGCCTCCCAGAATACGCTGGAGCCATCCGGTGTCGGAGGCTTCCTGCTGGGCGGCTGCTCCTAAGCGGAAATCCCCATCGTCCGCATCATCTCGGGCGGTGGTGAGAACACGGGTAATGTCGGCATTATCCTTCACGGCATGCTTCTCCAGAGCCAACAGCTCCATTTCATCAATGATATGATTGATGGAGTGTTGCAGGCTCGGGCATCCGCGTACCTGCGAGGGTGCGTCCGGGTCAAAGATATGCAGAATGTGCTCCGCCGGGAGGTCGCTGTATGTGCCATCATCCTTCAAGAGACGGTACGAAAGCGGCCTTCCGTTGGCATCCAGCTTCACTCCGTCAATGAGGTTATCGGCATCCGACATATCACCGATGCGATGAGCCTCAATCAACTGCACCCGGGGCGAGCCTTGGTACATGACCTTGTGGATGAAAATCTCGCCATCCGTATCGACTGCCCTGCATACCAGATGCTCGCATTGCGTCAGGTTGAAACGCCCGGTCAGTTCAGCATGGCGGCTCCAGCGATTGAAGTAGGATTCCGCTTGGCGGTTCCATGCGCTGTCCACGCTCTCCGCCTGAGGCTTGAGACCGTCACCCACGGAATAAAGAGCCATGCTGCTTACGATCTCCCGGATGAAGCCGGAGTTACGGGCGAGATAGCGGGAGCGGCGTACCAGTTCAGAGCGCACCCCGGGAGTCAGGTCGAGCGTGGCATCACGGGGCGCGGAACCGGGAACCTGCGCCCGGCGCGGGGAGCGGTTGGCGGCTTCGTAGGTGGAATTGATGCCGAAGAATAACCGGGCGGCAAAGCGTTGGAAAGCGTTCATTGCGGGAGACGGTAGGAAACAAAAGAGCCCGGAGCGTCATGGGCTCCGGTGTTGGGGGATGCTGATGTCGGTTCCAGTCGGCGGAGAGCATAGGCGCACTCCTCCAGAATCTCGGAAACGGGCATCACCATTTGCTTGGTGACGGAAGTACCGCCGCCATCATTCCATGACATGATGGTTTTGCCCTCCAGAAGAAGAGTTTTGGCCTTGGCCTGAATGGTCTTGACCTCATCGGCGGTAAATCCGCGCACGAATAGTCCTTTGGCAGCCATGGGAATCAGGATTCAAAGGCCGCGCGGGCAGCGGCGGTATTGGGGTACTTGTTGAGCTGCAGGTGGGGCTGGTCGACAAAGCTCTTCCAAGTGCCGCCCCATTCTACTGAGGGAACCAACTTGTAGAGCTTGCCGAGCACGGCATACATAGGGCTGTCGCCAAAGTAGGTCTTGCCCTGAAATACGCCGAAGTCCCACGCTAAGCCGAAGTTGTGCATACTCTGACCTCCGCGAGCCTTAGTGACGCGGGGGCGTTTGGCATAGAGCGCGTCCTGCTCCTTGTAGGTGCGGGTGCCACAGATGATGCGGACATCAAATCCGCTCTCCTTGGCTACGCGAACAGCCTCCGCGCACCAGACGCGGGCGGCTCGCTGAGCCTGAGGAATCAGCGTGGAGATGTTGCGCTCGGTGCGTTCGTCAAAGGTGCCGTAGACTTCCTTGATGCGCTGCGCATCCTCATCCCATGCCGCTGCAGCCGCTTTGCTCTTTGTACCCAGAATGCCATCAATGGCTCCATCGTAGTACCCGGCAAAGCGCAACATGCGCTGCCAGAACTTGCGGTCTTTCTTGATATCGGCAAGGGAATCAGCCATTGTCTTTCTCCTTGTCCTTGGTTACTACGCCAACCAGACCTGCCAGAGCCACGCCAACCGTGATGATAGACTCGGTCAGCTCCGTGGCAATACTAGCCCCGCAGGAGGTTGCAAAAGCGATGAGCCCCAGCCACGTGGAGCGCTCCTTCAGTCGATTGAGAATGTACGTAAACATACCCTCCCGGGCATGTCAAAAAACATTGATAACCTCAATCCCGTTCTCCCGGAGCAGTTTCCCGGTAATGCCGCTCGCATCGCAAGAGGGAGACCATTTTGCAAGGATAGCCTTGCGGATTCCATAGCGGCGGCAGATAGCGAGCGTCCGTTCAGCCCCCAGCTCAAAGGCATCCGTAACGTCTGCCCCGGTGACGTGTTTGCGCTCCGATTTCTCGGCGCATGTTTCATACACGCGGTCATGGATGCGTTTTGCCGGAGGCCGGGGACAAGGCAGCCCGCCCAGCATTTCCGGGCAGGCTGTAAAATAAGGGCATCCGGCTATCAGTTTGCGGGCTGCTGCGGAATCGTGGATTCCTCCGTGCCATCGGCATCGTTCTCCGAGGAGGCATGCGCTGACGAGGACACGGCAACCGGCTTCTTTTTGTTCCTGTCCCATGTAATCTTTACTCCGTATTTCTCCCAGTAGCGGAACTTGTCGTCATACGACTTAATCCCATAAGACTTAACGCGGATTGAACCCATTATACTCCGCATTTCGGCAAAAAGCAATGGGTAGTTTTCCCGCAAAGCGTCATATTGCTCGGCGCATTGGAACGGGCAGCACCAGCAAGCAGTACGCTTGAATCCGGCTGCATAGCCCGGCCACTCCGGAATCTTGGCCTCCAGCTGTTCCTTGGTCATGGTAAAACAAGGATTGTAGATAATCATGTTGGGCTTAGATTTGATTTCCTGCAACTCAGCCGTGCCGGAGCGGCTCGTTTTCTGCTTGGGCTGGCCACCGCGAACCAGGATGTAATCCTCATTGCCTACTACGCTGGAGATGTACTTATCCATCGGCTTGTTAATGAGCGTTTCCACGCAGTCCATATACAGGCTGTCCGGGCTCTTGCCTTTCTCGTAATACTCGGTCAGATAGGTCTTGTCCGGGTGAACGGTCGTCAGGTGCGCACCCAGCATATTGCAGACACGCCGAATGTGCATAATCAGGTCGGGAAATTCGCAGGTGTTCTCGATGTAGATAACCTCGCAATGCTTCCCGGTAGCGGCAAAGACCTCCCATGTGGCAATCAGGGCGCGGGTGGAATCGCGTCCGCCGGAGAACGCCCAGAACACATACTTGGCGCGTTCCATGCGTCCGGTCAGTTCGAGCTTCTGCATCTTCACCTTTTCGGCCTCCTCCTCCTCGGTTACTTCCTGAGGTTCGGCCAGCAAGTCCTCCAGAGCGGAATCCGAGAACCCGGTCAGGTCGAGGTCAATCTGGCCGTTCAGTTCGGAGATAAGAGCCTTGAGCTCGTCCTCATCGGCTACGGCAAGCTCGGCAATGCGGTTATCGGCAATCATGTCTGCCCATTCGGAGGCCTCGCTTTCGTATTCCTGATAATCAACCGGAACCTGAGAGCAGCCCAGATGTTGAGCCGCTGCCAGTCGGCCATGACCTTTCACTACGAAGCCGGAGCGTTTGGAAACGACTACGGGATTTCTCCACCCCTGAGAGCGGATGATTTTTGCCAGCAGCTCAATTTGCCGCCGGGGATGCGTGTTGGGATTTCGGGGATTGGGTACCAACCGCTCGATATCAACCATCTCCGTATGGGAGCAATAAACCGGGGGATTTGTTACTGTGTGCATATTACTGAGGTAATTGTAAAAGTTCGGGACGGAATAAGCGGGCAGTCGCATCAAAGGTCGGCTCCCACGTGGCAAAGCGTTCGTCTTGAGGCTCGCCCTCAATGTAGCCATGGCTGAGCCTGTTGACCGTTTCCCGGAGCATCTGCACCCCCTGCGGGAACAGGTGCTTCCAGAGCTCATGGTGATTCCAAGAGCGGTCGACAAATTGAATCCGTTGCATCAGGATGGAGCCGCCATCAACAACCGGGCTGAGGCGGTAGACGCTTCCACCTGTTACGGCATCGCCACAGGCTATCGTCCACCGCACCGCATCGCGCCCCCGGTGACGGGGGAGCAATGAGGGGTGGTAGCCAATCGCACCCAGCCGAGCCTTTTCAACGGCTTTGTCGGACACAAACCAATGCGAATGGGCAGAAATAATGAGGTCGGTTCCCTCCGGAATATGTGCGGATGTCAGTCGGGTGGCATCACATACTACAGGAACCTTGTAACGTAAAGCTATGGCATGAAGCTTGTCGTAGTATTGCCCGGGAGGAGCCGGGGCAACACCTACGATATCGTGGCCGTCCTCACGCAGAGCGAGAAAGACAGCTTTGCCAAAGCTACGCTGACCTGTGAGAAAGATTTTCATTTGGGGATAACTCCGATGTATTTGAATCCCTGAACGGCTCGGAAATGCCCGCCATAGCCGGAGCCGTCCATGGCCTGAGGGGTGCCCGGTGCAATTTTGCCGGATTGGATAGCTTCATTGTGGGATTGGCGCATGGATTTGCGGCTACGTGCTTTGTTGTCGCCATGGAGTCTGGCAGACACCTGAATCCATAGCGGGGAGCGGCGCAAGGCGCGTACCAACTGCGGGTGGCTTGTGTGGAAGTAGGTAGGCAGGTGACGCCCGCACCGCCCGCGTCCGTCCAGATGGTACTGGCATACCCAGTTGAGGAAGCGCATGCCCACCCCGGCACCTTGCCATTCCGGCATGGTAACGAGGCGCGTTGCCCGGTAGCCGGGAGCGGTAAAGAACGGAGCTACGGACAAATGGCAGGCCAGTTCACCATCTACCAGCCCGATAAAATACTCTGCTGCCGGGGGCATGGGGAGATTCAGATAGTAATGCGGCTTAAAGTACTTCCAATAACTGGCGTCCGCCTTGACAATTTCAAGCTCGATGGTTGGCCGTTGCCGAAGACACCCCCTCGCGAAATGCCCGGTCTTGGTGTCCAGCACCCAGTCGGGCTGGAGCCAGTCGAGCACATCGTAATGAGGGGTAAGAAGAACAACCTTTCCGGCGGGATTGCCGCGCCGCCAGCTCTTAGCAAAGGCTAATGAACCGATGCGGGCAATCTGACGGTCAATGACAGAAGTAAACTCATCAATGACGATACGCTGAGGCTTTTCGCAAAGGATGCGAGCCAACCCGGCGCGGAACTGCTCTCCGTTGGAGAGAACATGGAACGGTCGCAGCCAAGCCGGAACATCGCCCAGCCCTACGCTCGCCAATGCCCCGGTTACTTCGTTGAAGTCTCCATCCGGGCTGATGCAATCAACTATCGGCTTATCCGGATTCCAGCCCTGAGTGTAATCATGGATGCGGTTCTCGCCAAAGATGACCTTGCCGATGGAAGTCTTACCGGAACCTGAAGGCCCTACTACTACTCCGATATTCCAATTGCCGGAGAGGTCGGCATCCACCTCCAAATCGAAGTTGCAGCCGCTCTCCGCATTGAAGAGGCTTTTTACGCGGGCGGCTCGGTAGCTGTTGAAGTCAGAGACTCGATTATGGACGGCAATCTTCATACGGCAACAACCTTGCAGGTATAGCCCATCTCGGTGAGCGTGTTGTATGTTTTCTCCTGTTCAGCCTCGTTGGAACAAACGATGATAACTCCGTACTGGTTCTCAGCGGTAATGCCCTCGGTATCTCCGAGGCCGTCTTCCTGTTCATCCGGGGTGGCGTTGTTGGCCTGTCCCTCTTCGAGCATGCGGTCAATATCGGCTGCAGTAAACCCGGTGATATCGAGGTCAATGGCTCCCTGTAGTTCTTCGAGAATCCCCTTGAGCGCATCTTCATCCAGCTCTGCCAGCTCTGCAATGCGATTATCTGCCACCATATCGGCATACTCGCAGGCCTCGTTCTCATACTCCTGGTAGTCCACAGGTACGAGCTCCAGCCCCAGCAGTCGGGCTGCTGCCAGTCGGCCATGGCCTTTCACCACGAAACCGGAACGCTTGCTGACTACGATGGGATTGCGCCATCCCTGAGCTTTGATGATTTTGGCCAGCAGCTCAATCTGATTCTGGGGATGCCTATTGGGGTTGCGCGGGTTGCCAACCAGCTTTTCGATGTCAACCATCTCTGTGTGTGAGCAAAAAACTTGTGTATCCATACCCAAAAAGCGGTGTCAAAATGCCCCGGTTCCTTCCGTTTTTCCCAAAACACCCTCCGTTGGTCGAAACAAGGGGAGGAACCTGTCCAAAAGGGGCAACGGCTCCACCCGGTGGGAAATCCTCCCCCTTTGGATGCCTTTTTGGCGGTTTGGCGGCGGGAGATCTGCCGGTTCACCCCTCAACAACGATTCCCTTTAGGGATTCGTTGTTGGGAATTCGCGTACACAACACAGGCGCGAAATTCACGCGCGGACACCAACACCCCCCTTTAGGGGGCGTGTTGAGGTTCGGGGGCGGTAACGCTTTCCTGACCAACGAGCTTGAGCATGGTAGCCACGGCTACCTGCATAGCTTCGCAGTCAAAGTAATGGTTGGCGCGGTTACGAACCTGCTTCCATATCCAATGGCCGCGCTCAAAGGTACGGTGCTCACTATCGAGCATATCGAGATAATCCGGCGGGGCATCTTTGGGGACTTCCCATACCGCACCCTCTGAGTTCTTTCGGAGCCGGGCGAGTGCGTCCTTGATATTCAGGTTACTCCAGTAGAACATGATGGCGGAGCGGTCGCGCCCTACGCTAACCTTACGCTTGGGGGAGTAATACCGCTGTACCATCTTGCCGTTCTTACCTCGGTGCGAGAACGTGCTCCGGCGGTCGCCCATCAGAGCATACCAACCGAACTCAGCACATTTGGCATACACATCGTAGGTGGCATACCCGGCATCCAGAAAGACGAGGCTATCATTCACGCCCTGAGCCTGCTGTAGTGCTCTCAGAGCTTCCCACGAAAAGAGCTTCTCGCAATGAATCATGCGGGATGCACCGACAGAACTCCACGCCCGGATGACGGCATAGAAGTGTCCTTTCTGCACGTCCACGGTCATGATGCGAACCGGAACACCATTAATATCGGCTTCTTCCTCCCAATGCTCATCCATAAGGTACTCAGACAAGCTCTGCTCGATTGAAAAATCCTCCGTGAACTCGTTCCAGGGTAGACCGAGACGCTTCTGGTAAAACTGCTGGAGCAAGGATTCATCGCCTTTTTTAGAGGCTGTTTTGGCGCGTAAATACAGCTCCGCGAGTTGCCCCCAGCTCATGGTGGCAAGCGCGTTCCAATGGAAGCCTACATTTTCCTTAGCCGCCCGAGGATTAAGCGGGACAAAGCGGGCATCCGCATTCAGGCGGCGGCGGGTTTCGTCCGCGTCCTCGAACTCATGCCCGCATTCGGCACAGGCCATCACGGTGCATTCCCGAATCCGGCGGTAATTGTACTCTCCGTCCTCGGACTGGCAGTCTTTCGGCCACCGGATGTTACGCCAGAGATAGGGCTGCTCGGTGCCGCAATAGGGGCAACGGAACTGCCATTCCCGCTGGTCGGTGGTTTCATGCTTGCGGTGAGTATCATCCCCCTCAAAGCCGCCTTGGCTGAGGAAGATGCACTTGCCCAGCCAACCGAATGCTGTCACGCGAGCCTCCGCCTCTGCCATGTGGCCAACAGGCCATCTCCAAGTCTCGTCTCCTATCAGCCAGCGGATGGAGCGGCGTTGCAGATTGCTTTTATTGTGAGCCCCGGCCATCCAGAGGGTCATACCGTTGGCAAAGTGGATGGTGGTATTACGCTTCTTGTTGCGGTCTGCCGGGTACAGGGCTCGGACAGGCGGGCATTCATCGAAAATCTTCTGCAAGCGTCCTTCGCTTTGGTCTTTGGCATCGTCATCCGTTTGGTCTAGCCATAGAGTTGGTCCCGGGAGGTTGGCTATGATGTAACAGAGAGCAATTTCCGGAGCGGTAGTCTTGCTGCTCTGCACCGAGGCAATGATGCTCACCAATCGCACGCGCGGGTCAACAATGGCCTCCATGACATCCCGAATCATGAAGGAGTTTTCGATACGGAAACGCCCGGGCATGGGGCTATAGGGGATGGAGTGAATATGCTCCTCCGCCCATTGCCATACTGGTTGACGGTCGGGAGGTCTCCAAGCCTCACGCCAAATGCTGATTAGCTTCTCGTTCATGAACATAGCGAATGATTTGCCGGATGATGTCGGGCTCCAGTTGCGGGGCTGTCAGGCGCAGCACGCTCCACCCGGCTAAGGTGGCGGTCAGATACTTCTCGGCATCGTTGAGAAAGCCTTTGGGAGACGTATGCCGCCCGTGGCTCCATACGCCGCCCTCAATCTCGATGAGGGTACGGCTTGGCAGGTGTGCGAAATCAGCTTTCCATCGGCGCGGTGGGTAGAAGCGGTATTCGCGTTCCAAGGGGGCTCCGCCCAGCAGTTCCCAGAGCCGGATAAATCGGTCTTCTAATACTGAGCTCATTCGGAAGTCCCCCTTTCTCCGGTGTGCAGGATGCTGCAGATTTCATCGATGGCACGGCTGGCTTCTTCGCGTATGCCTTGGGCATCCAGTCCGCTCATGATGGGCGGCAGTTCGTTCTCAAACTTCGCTCGCATGAGGGAGATTGCTTTACCTACCAGCACCAGCCAGCTACGGCGGACTTCTTCGGTAGGAAGATACTCTCCCTTTTTCACGGCCACGCGGAGCTCGCGTTCTTCTACTTCGGCCAGTAGTTTGCGAGCCTTCAGGGCATCCGTGCGGGCTCCTACGGAATCCTCTCCGCCCTTGAGGGAGTTGGCGCGGACAAAATCACGCCAAGCCGACACATTGTGGCTCCCGTTGGATGCCGGTTCCGGGGCTCCGGGGATTTTGCGCCAATTGTTGATGGTTCGGCGGGTTACGCCTAGCGCGGCGGCCAATTCGACAACGGTATTGGCTACGGCCAGAGTCTCGGTACTTCCGGCGGCCTGAGCCTGCACGCGGGCGCGTTCGGCTGTCGAGAGCGGCTTACCGGATTTTACCTTCTGGACGATGTTAGCAAAATCCGCCGACAGGATTTTGTCGGCGGCTTCCTGAGAAATTGTGCCGGGCATACCAGATGCCCGGTGTCAAAAGGATTTTACAGGATGGATTGAGCTTCTTCGATAATGGCCGGGTCTACCGGAATTTGGTAAGCAGATATCTTAGCGTATTGATGCAGCAGGTTCCGAGCGGTAAATTGAGCAGAATCGAGAAAGCTCTCACGGAAAGAGTCTTTATCGTCCTTTTCATTTTCGAGCCGCGATAACGCGTAGCCGCCAATCTCAGCAACCCGGGCGGACATCAGGTCTATAGCGGCTTTTCGGACAGCCTTCTTCCGGTCGTATTTGCGGAGGTATTCCATAGCCTCGGTGAACGAATCCAGAGCGGCAAAAAAGGAAGCGAGGTCAAATCCGGCGCGGTATTGCAATTCTTCGTGTGTCATTGTCTGTAAGAGGTTTAGGCTTGTGTGTGACGGAAATTTACTCTCCGTTATGCCAAAAAGCAATCCTAAAAAGCAAAGTTTTTTTAATGTAAGCCGTTTGCTTTTAGTTTATAGGAGCTTTTGTTTCAAGGTTTTTTACTTGTACTCTTGCCACAGCTCTCGCGCCTCTCTTACGGTTGCAGAATCGACAGGTTCCCCAATACTCTGCATCGACCTCGCGGCGGCTGACAGGAGGCAGGCCTGAGTCCGGACTGTTTCCGGGGAGGCATTCATCGCCCGGGCTGCCCGGTAGTCTGCAAGCCGGGCAAGATAGCGGGCGCGGATTCGCTCACGAAATATGAAATGAATATCAGAACTGTTCATCGTCGTTTTTTCGGGAGTGAGCATCTTGGATAGTAGCGGATTCCATGTTCCCCTCGAAGAGGTCGAACAGGATGTCTTGCAGGAACCATTCGTCCCCACATATTGTCCGAGCGAGTTGGCGGGTACGGTGAACCGGGGTGAAGCAGTTGGAGCCCTTGCGGTGAATCCAGCGTTCCCGGGTCACTTCTACGAGGTAGGTTTCACCAATCAGAACGCTGATTCGCAGCTGCATTTCTTCTTCTGCGGGGCGAGACACGCGCTCCATTACTTCGAACTTGTACAGGTAATCCATTGCGGTTAAGAGGTTTAGGTTTGTATGTGGCAGAAAATTACTCTCCGTTGCCCTAAAAAGCAATCCTAAAAAGCCAAGTTTTTTAGATGTAAGCTGTTTGTCTTTAGTTTATAGGAGCTTTTGATTCAAAGTTTTTTAATACTCATCCGGCAACAGCATCGTGGTGGCTGCCCGCTGCCCGTTATCGCCCTCCGCTTCCGTGATAATCCAGAGCACGCGGCCATCGTCAAACCTGTATACGGAGAGGAGTCGGCTGCCATACTTCAGGGCATTATCATTCGAGCGTTTATCCTCATCACAGATATCGCCCCAATCACCGGAGCTATGGCGGGTCAGGCATTTGTGCAGCTCTTGCTCCGTAAAGGTGTCTTGCGCGGCGGGAGTCATTAGTGTTCTGCCCAACTGGAACTTCTGCTTGAAGCAGTCGAGAATCCACGGGGGACGAACGGCACAGGCGGTATGATTCCACCACACTTCTTCCATTCGGTCAGGGGCGATGTTGTCCTCGCTCTCGACCAAGCTTAGGCTTGCAAACTCGCCCATGTGCAGCCATTCCATACGCCTGAGCCCGTTGGGCAGAGCGTAAATGCGGACGAGGTTACTCTTGTTCTTAACCAGCTTCCGGGAATACCGGAACGCCACGCCTCCGAGGTGTTTATCAGGCACCGGGTCGAGGGGGTAAAACTTCTTCACCCCCATCATGATGCAGATATGGCGGACATCTCCGGCCAGTTCACGAAGGAGCATTTCGGCTGGTTCATAAGAACCGCCGCCAGCAGAGGATTGATTTCGACTTGTATGCATAGTAGAACAAAATTACTCGCCTGGTTACAAAAAAGCCATGGCGCGTTACGTCTTATTGCTAAGGAAAAAACAGGAAGAACTGTGGGAAAAGCCGGGCGGGAAATACTGACCGCATTTCCCGCCCGGAACTACTCATTCTCCATTACCCTATCTGCTTCTTTTTTCCCTGCTGACAAGCAGATTGGGAGTTTGTGATTTTCTGCCAGCGGGGACTGTTAAAAAGTGGGAAGTGAAAAAAATGCTGCTTGCGCTATTTGCTTAAGCAAGGAGGGAGGAAGAAAGTATCGAGAGCCAGCGGAAGCCTTCTCCTATACAGAGACCCCATACTCAGGACTCCACGCGGATTGCTGCTTGCAGTTAAAACGCTCTTGTTCATACATTAAGGGACTCGTCAAAATCTTCCAGAGTACGTGCATACTCCACAAGCTGAACTAGGCGCAGTTTCAGTTCCGCGCGGTGATGCTCGGTCAGCTTCTCCGGGGGATTCTTGGAGAGCCAGAGCAAGACCTTGTCGAGTTCGTAGGCAATGGGGAGCGCGGCTTCTGCTTCCTCCTTGGTAGGGAGATTGATGTGGCCGAACGGGCGGTCATCATTGGGCAGGATGTCTCTCTTCTCCTCCTCGGTCATGGTTTCAGCCTGATGCTGGCGAACAACCTTGCGGAAATCTCGGACAGATTGCTTCTCCTTAGCGGCTTGAGTAAGAATGTTGTCGCGGGATGTAAAATCTTCACCTAGCGCGGCGGCCTCGCGGTGGTGGCTGAAGGACAGCTCGGGGTGGCGGGTTTCGTGCGGGTAAGCGCGGCAAACCATCACAATATCGCGGAGCGTGCTGCGGGACATGCCGGTGGCCTTTTCGGCCTCCTCATACTTGCTGTCAACGTAGCGGTTGCCCCATGTGCGTTCGCCCAGCAGAAGCGTGTCACCCAGCAGCCAGTTGCAGGACTTGCTCAGCGACAGAACCGAGCGGAACAGGTTGTTATAATTCTCGGAGCTGATTTCCTCCGTCTCAAGCTGGAGCCCGAGCGGGGTAAATCGGATGCCATCAATCCCGGTTGCGACAACAGCCGTCAGGTTAGACGTCGCGACGTCGCGACATCTAAAATCGGGCTGCGCGGGGACTGTGGCGGGAGTTTCCATTGAGGTGTCGATTTCTGATGATTCCATGATACCAATGGAATCGTGTCAAAAATCAATCTTGGACTTTCTTGCGGCGGCTGTTCATCAGGCGATATTTCTCGCGGGCTGCTTCACTCTTCTGGTTTCCCAACGGGGGCAAACCGAGTAGCTTCTGCACACAGCGGACATGGTAATGAAAGGCCTGCTTGCTCATACCAAGCTGGCGGGCGTGTTTGGCACAGGTACCGTTCCCGCACAGGTAGCTCAGGCATGACCATTGGAGCCTCGGACGCCCCTTGCGGCAAATGAACGAATGAAGCATCCGGCGGTGGTACTCATCCAGAGAAGCATAGAGGTCTTGCAGCCTGGTCTTACCATCGATAAGCCCCTCGAAGCCGCCATCCGTTTTCGGTGTATGCACCGGGGGCAAATCTTCTACTCCCGGCTGAACCGAAGCTCCGTCAATGCGGGGAGCCAACAGACCGAGCTTTTCCGCGTGTAATCGCTGCTCCGGGGTGAGAGACTTCACCCATGCTTTGAAGTCGGCGGAGCGATAGGCTTTGCGGTAGGATTCATTCCGGGCAGCCTCGCGCTTGGCGTAATCGTCACGGCTCATACGCCACCTCCTTTCCGGTGAGGGTAAATGCCGGAGTGTGACACTTCGTGACACTATGACATGTCATTTGGCGTTTTTTATTCCCCCCTATATATATAAAATCAAATTCAATTTTATATACACACACATTACACATACCCATTATTTCCTTATTTGCTAATTTTGCACAATCAAATGTCATAAATGTCATAGTGAAGTGTAAAAGGTTAAGATTAGAGAAGTTAGAGGTATGACATTTGGGCGTGACATGTGGTTTTGCACCTGTCATGTTTATCCCAAATGTCATAGCAGAAAAAGCCTTAGAACGGGCAAAAATCATCGAGCTCTCCTTCCTGAATCGGACTTTCAAGGTATGCCTGAAAGTCCTCGCGGTTAATGCACCAAACCCGCTCCTTAGTCTTGCGCCTGTATTCGAGGGGGAAATCCCCGGCACTAGCCAAGGCACTCAAACGCTTGCCGAAACTGTGGGCATTGACCTCGCCACGCAGCATCTCATTCACGCCATCAGTCATCAGCATTTGCTGGAGGAACCATGTAGCAGAGCCCTCCAGCGATTCGATCCGTTTATCAGCCTCAAAGCAGCCCTTAACGTAGAGCGTTAGAATCTCGCGGAACGAGGAGGTTGAACCGGAATCCGTAGCCTCAGCCAGCAGGTCAGCATGCAGGTAATTCTTCACGCCCCAGCGGGAATCGCCCACGCAATGCTCCGGAAACTCCCAGTTGAGCAGGAACGAGCACAGAGCGCCCATTTCGGCATTTGCCTTGGCTACTCCATTGGCTTCTTTCATCGGCTCATCGGAGGTCTTAAAGAAACTGATTTTATCGCGGTTGGACACCTCGATGGACGGCAGCAACTGCAGCGAATCCGGGTCGGTGTTGAGCGTGACAATGATGCGTCCCTGCCAGAAGATTTCGGCGGCCTTTTTGAACTTACCCTCAAATACATGCAACTGGTTAGCAGACATCTTTTTGAGCGTCTTGACGAAGATATTTCGCTCGCGGGAATCGCCCTTAGCCACGGTATCATTGAGCGTCCAAACGCCACAGGACATCAGATTATCGTTGAAGCGGGTCAGCCCGAGCACATAGTCGCTGGCATCGGTGTAGCCACCCATGCTGATGCCGTAGAGGCATTCGCTCAGGAAGTTCTTACCACTGCCCACACCACCGGCAATGAAGATAGTATGGCCATTCTTGGGAGTGCCGTGATAGGCATTGCGGTAGGCATACGCCCAAGCGGCCATGAAGTGCTCACGCTGAATGATATCCGGGAACAGACGCTCCATAAAGGCGGCTATCCACGGGAATCCATCGCCCCAGCTCTTGCCCTTGGTCAAATCCGGCTCATGGACACGTAAGAAGCTGGTATTCAGGCGGGGCTCGCCCTTTACCTTAACCACCGTCTCCTTGCGGTAGATAAACGGACAGGCCGCTGGGAGCGTATGAGAGCGTACTACTTCTCCCACAAACTCCTTGAGCGGACTGGGTTCCCCCTCTACCAGAGCCTTACTGCTCAGGCCGTAGCTGACCGCCGCGTAGGTCTCGAAGTTCTGGCGGTTCAGGTTCTGCCACCATGGCTGCACGGAGCCGTCATCGGCAATCAATTCGGTGCGGACATAGAAGCTGTTGTTGATGAAGTAGCAATCACACAGAGCTTTGCCAATCGTGTCGGCATGATACCGGGCAATGAACTCATGCCCGAAGATATCCTCCCACGAGCGGAACGGGAATCCCCCGGTGAAGCAGACCATGCCCGTCTCGGTCACGATGGCGGCGGTCTGGCAATCTGCCATAGCGTCCCAGAAGCGAACGCCACGCGCCCCGAGCACGAAATCCCCCTTCCAACGACCGGGGAACTTGGCTTCCATTTCAGCCCGCACGCGCTCCAGCGGGATGGCCACGCCCTGACTGCTGAAATTGCTCTTCTTAAGAGCCTTTTGGAACCAGAGCATGGTCGTTTCTTCGGGAATCGGTGTAGGGTCGACAAGCTGCCAGTCCCAGCCAGCATGGTAATACTGTGCCGGGTTGGCAAATGCTTTGAGGTCAATGGCTCCGTAGGCATTGTTGAGGCGAAGCTCGCGGGCGACAATCTTCTGGAGAGCCCGCACCATTTCGGGATTCGGCATCAACGGAATAGGCTTGGCGAGTACCCACACGGCATGGGTGCCGCCGGAGTAGGATTCGGCCACAAATGTCGGCTTAACGGACAATTTGGCGGTCTTTTTGGCGCGTTCGGCAGGTGTCATCACCTTGTCGTAGTCAGCCACGATGGCTACCCACACCGCCGGGATGTTTTCTCGGGAGACGCGGGCAGTCGGTACCAGCCCCCGGATGCCGGAGAACAGGCAATCCCGGGTGGAGGCATTCGTGATGTAGGCTCGATATGCCGCCTTATCCTGGAGCTTGTCGTGAGGAATAACCTGAGCCGCCCAAGGCTGCCCGGTGGAGATCTCCTGAGAGACGGCATTCGGGAGCATCGGGAACACCAGCCCGGGGAAAGCGGCGGAGATGTTCGCGGGCGAGTGTTCAGAGGGGACAGATTTTGATACCTCTGAGGGGACTTTTGAGGTATCAGAGGTATCACGCTCTACCTGATTTGATACCCCAGAGGCATCACAGGTAGCAGGATTTGATACCCCGGAGGTATCACGAGCAAGAGGATTTGATACCTTTGAGGTATCAACCTTGCCGGAGACTGATACCTCAGAGGTATCAGATTTCCATTTGCCGCGTATTGCACGGTTCTTTACCTGCGCGATAGTAAGGCCAAAACGCTCCCCGACCATCTTATAGCTACGGCAGGAGAGATAATACTCGCGGACTTCATTCCAATCAATCTGGCTCATTTGGTGTAAAACGGTGAGGTTGTTGTTTCAGCGGCCAGCGGTAACCCGGCCAGCCAATCGGGAGGAGTGGTCATGATGCTGTGCACCTCCTTTGCCGCGCGGTCTAAGCGCTCCAGCGGGACTTCCACCACGACCTCGTCATGAATGTGCATAACGACCCGGTACCCGGCGGCATCGAGATTGAGCAGGATTTCTCCCAACACGTCCCGTGCTACGGCAGATGTCAAATTCTCTGCCAGTTTACCGCCAAAGAAGCTAACGCGCTTGCCCTGTACCAAGGCTGATAGCCCCTTGGGCGTGACGGCCACTTGGCGATAGTAAAGCTTGCGCCCGGATGGCAGGGGCAGCGAGAAATCCTTGCCCACACTCGCGGACATGGCGCGTTCGAGGGTCGCCCAAAGATTCGTGATAAGGCGATTGCTTGCCCGGAAATCTGCCACGATTTTCTGCGCCTGTTGGAGCGTGATATCCAGCCCGGCCAAGCTCTTGGCCAACTGCACGAAGACGGTAGCCCCGGCTCCGTAACCAAGCCCAAGCACGCGAGCTTTGGCCAGCCTATACAGGTCGGGATTCTTCTGTTTCAGCGGCTCCGGATCGGCATATCCCATTGTCACTCTGGCATGAGCATCGTATGGCGAAACGCCCGTTGCCAGAATATCCATCATGGCATTATCGCCGGAAAGCCAGCCGAGCACGCGCTGCTCAATCGAGGACAGGTCGGACATAATCAGTCCATGCCCGGGGCGAGCCGTAATCATGCGGCGCAGGTCGACTCCGAACATCGGGACGCGCGGGAGGTTCTGGATATTGAATCCGGCATCCCCGCTCCAGCGGCCTGTGTGAGCGCCAAAGTACTTGAGCCCATAGGCAAACGAACCATCCGGGCGGATGCGGCTATGCAACGTCTCCAGTTTCTTGTAGAGCGTGTTGGCCTTGCGGTAGTCTCGCATGGCGGCCACCCACGGGAACCGGGCTCCGTATTGTTCCTCCCACCGGGCGCAGTCCTCGGAATCCTGAGCCAAGGAAGCCGGGGGATGAATCCCCGCCTTAATACACTCTTCTTTCAGGTGCTTGGGGGAGAGGACTGGCTTATAACCATCAGCCCACGGAATCTTCTCAATAGCGGCATCCATCACCTGCAGCAAGGTCTGTCGTCCGGCCTCAACAAGTGCCAGGTCGATATGAAGTCCGTAGTCGCACATATCGCGTGTCAGGGCTGAGAGCCTGCGCTCCTTGTCACTCCACAGGGGAGAGAGTTGCTTCCGGATGTAATAGGAATAGTAGGCATCTTTTAAGCAATAGGAGGCCAGTTCCTCGGCCATTCCTCTCTCCTTAGCCTGTTTCCAAGTCACGCCCAGCATATTATCGCGAGTGTCCTTGGAAAGCCGGATGTTGTACATTCCCTCAACTGCCGCTTTCAGGCTGCGCCCATAGCTGAGCGCACTTACCAAATCAGCCGTGCATTCCCAGCGCGGCACAATGCCCGCCGGAATGATGCCCAGCTCCTGCAAGCGGAGGAAACACGCGCGGTCAAAGCGCACGTTGTGCCCCACGCAGATTTGACCATGCAGGCGGTTCCAATCCATAGCGGCGGGTTCCCCCACGTAGGAGAAACCCGCTTCCTTGCTATATACAGCCACCATGTAGATTTCACAATCCGGGTGGCGAAGATAGTGGTACAGCCCCAGAGTCGTCACCGAGACGCGCTTGTCGTAGTATGTCTCGAAGTCGATGCTGTACACTTTTTGATTTTCATCAAGGTTGTTCATTGTGTGGGGGAGAGTTGTAGTTGAATGTATTGTTGAAGTTGGTCATAAAGGCGTATGAATGCAGTTGCCGCCACAAGTGGAACTTGTCCATTTCCAAGGGATTTAATGCGGTCCACCCGATTGGCCAGCCCATCAGCCACTCGACAAATGCCGGATTCAGTCTGCCACGGCGACCAAGTACACCCGCTGCTGCCAGCGTCCCCAATCCCGGGGATTTCCGGTTGAGGTTGCTTGCACATGCAGTCTCGTTGGCATCGTGGCTCTTCGGTGTCGGAAGCAGACGTTGTCGCAAAGCTCTTCGGCTGTTGCTGCCGCCATCGAGCCCATTCGTTGTCGGGGTGTGAAAAAAGGTGTAGCCGTTGGGAATCCACGGCGAGAATCCAGAGGCGTTGCCGCAAGTGCGGAGCCCCAACGTGGGCTGCTCCCAGCACCATCCATGCAGCATCATACCCGCTTTCGGCCATTTCCCCGAGTATTCGCTTGAGTCCTCGGGTAGCAAGCAAGGGACTGTTTTCCACGAATGCGAATGTCGGTCGTACTTCGCGAACAACTCGCCACATATCGTACCATAAGCCGGAGCGTTCGCCGGAAAGCCCGGCTCCTTTGCCGGCCGCACTGATGTCCTGACAGGGAAATCCCCCTGAGACAACGTCAATGCATCCGAGCCATGGTGCGGCATAGAAGTCGCGTATGTCGTCCCAAATCGGGAACTCCGGCAAGATTCCGTCCCGCTGGCGTTGCAGCAGGACTTCCCGTGGGTATGGTGCAATTTCCACCGCGCCGATGGTACGGAATCCAAGTAGTCTTGAAGCGAGAATCCCTCCGCCCGCTCCTGAGAACAATGCCAGCTCATTCATTCGCTCTCCTTTCTGTAAATCGTGATTGAAATTGAGGAGAGAAGTGTCTGAGCTCGCTTTTTCCAATACCGCACCACATCGCTATCGGCCAGCTCCTGTGGCAGGCAGTGGCTCGGTGCCGGGGCAGTTTCCGCTTTAATGGCCTCGCGGGTCGCATGGGCGAGGAGCTCCAGCTGGTGACATCGGGCGGAGGCATAGCGAATCATCGCCGCGAGCGTGTGAGTATCGGCATAGGGAACAATGGCAGCTACGCAGCGACTCAGCAGCAAGGCTTCCTCAGCTACCGGGAGAGCCTCGCGGAGAATCTTTTCCACCTCGGGATGCTCCCCCGGGGCGGATTGGACATAGCTCTCGCTGAGCGTCTTCCACCCTTGCAGCTTCCGCTCCAGTAGTGGGATGCCGCAAGTGATTGCTGCGGCTTTCTTTAAGAAGTGTGAGTGAATGTTCATGATTGTTGTCGGACGTGTTCCGTCTCTGCTAAGCAATGGCAGCGAAAATCAAAAATCAGAAAAAAATCTGCAAAAAATAAATTTTTCACGGGGATATTTTAGGGAAGCTCGGACTATCAAGGTATTACAAAAATCCCCATTTTAATTCCTGATTTTTTTCGATTTTTCGGCTTGTACAACGTCAGGAAAAGTGCTAAGCTGCCCTCCTGCTTTTGCATCCGATATGTCCGACCTTTCGTCACAGACCATTGAGGAAGCGCCCGCGAGTTTCTCGTGGACGGCAAAGCACCGTATCGGCGGGGTTTGGAAATCTTCTGAACCTGTTGAGTTTGCTATTGCGCCGATATCTGCTGTAACTGTTCGATCCAATGCCCTTACTGTGTCCGCTATGGTCGCAGCAGTCGCATTGGCATTTGTGAATTTGAATGCTGCCGCGCAGGTGGTGGCAGAAAAGAAGCAGGCGGCAGCCTTCGGCATTATTTGCCGAGAGTGCCGCTAATTTTCAGGGAAACAATCCGGCACTCTCGGGAACCAAAGCCCGAAGTGTTGGGAGGTTTCCCTTTTCTATTTTCACCGACAGCGAAGAACTCGACAAAGTACGTAACAAAGAATTAGAGGTTTATGAAACAAAATATACTCATTCTCCAATGCTTAGCCGAGGTGCGTGAAGAGGCCCTCCGTGTTATGGCACTCCTTCAAGCGGGCTCTTTCGGCTCGCTGATTCCCGGGCAGATAGTGAGTGGTCACTCTGTCTATCGTGAGTTCATGCCTAAATGCTATGACTCCATTCCGTCCTCGCAAATCCGCGATTTCTATGCAAACGTTTGCGTGGATAATGTGAAAAACCCGCAAGCAGTTAATGTCTTGGGGTTGATGAACTTCTTCGGCTTTGGCTCACTTGCCTATAAGGTGTCCGGAGGCCAGCCGGATTATTATCACCCACGTCGCCGAACTCGTTGGAATTATGGCACAAATGAACTTCCCTATTTCGGAGATGTTCCGGATACCGGGCAATACTCCATCAACCAACGCGCGATATATTGGATGCTGAATAACTTACCCCTTGAAAAGGGGACTATTGAAATCATTTTTCAGCATGGTGAGGCTTTTGCTTTCCTTATGGAATCGGACGATTACCTATATATCACGAGGAAAGAATAACACCTCGCGTTTGGGTGCGTAATGCTCCCACCCACTACAGCCTTTTTTCGTATAACGAAGATTTAACACCAATTCGGCAGCCAAGCTGAGCACCTATCAAGGGCAGGCCGCTGAGGATTGCAGTTCATCTGCGTCCCCGGCGGCTATTTTTATGCCCACATGTCTCAGCTGACTGCCGTCCTCTTTTTGACTTCTCCCTTGATGGAGCTTGAGTTGCCGCTCATTCTCCATCATGAAAACATACACACAAATAATTGACGTTGAGGTCGTTTTCGATACTCATAAGCCCGCCATTGAACACGCAGCCCGCCGAGCAACAGGCGCATTCCTGAAAGACCCGAACATCCACGCAAAATACCTCAGCGATGACTACTACAACGATATGTTGCTTGTGGGCGTTCACCATATCATTGAGCACAATCTCATGGGGTTGCCCGAGGAAGACATCTCCAACATCCTCTTCCGGGTGTTCCTTTTCAAGATTAACGACTACCGCCGCACGGAGGTTAATCGCCGCCGACTGATGCGTGAGCTCGCCTCTTTGGTCGAGTGGTACAACGCCGCCGAGAAATTGGAAAGCTGCGCGGAAATCTACCAGCAGGAGCATCCACTTAAAGGAGCCATTGATGAGTACCTGAAAATAGCCCCGCCGGATGTCTGCCTCATCTGCCAATCCTTTATGGAGCAGGAGAAAAAGGCAGTTTCCCGCGCGGAGGTTTGCCGCCAACTCGGGATGTCGGATTACGAAATGAAGAAAAAATTGCAGGAAATTGCAGAAATTCTTCCGCTTTTTTTCTGATTTTCGATTTTCGCTGCCATTGCTTATGTGAACACCGACATCAACAATGCTGAACCTCCTTCCATACCAGATAAGTCACGCAGAAAACCTCAAACGCGCTCTCACCAGCCCCGGTCGGGCGGCTCTCGATGCCTCCGACCCGGGAACGGGCAAAACCTATATCGGTTGCTTTTGTGTTGCCGATATAGGCAGCCCATGCCTCATCGTGACCAACAAGGCTACCGTGCCGAGCTGGGCTAAGGTGAGTGAGGGATTCGGCATCAAGCCTATTCTCATCACCAACTACGAATCTCTCCGTAGGGGTAAGTTCCCGGAATGCCGCAAATCCGGCAAAGGCTTTATCTGGAATCTCCCACAGGACACCACCATTATCTTTGATGAGTGCCAGCGGTGCAAATCCCGCACCAGTCTGAACGCGAAGCTGCTCATTGCCGCACGCACCCAACACTACCGCCTCATCCTTTGTTCCGCGACTGCTGCCAACTCCCCCTTGGAGATGTATGCGCTCGGTTACGCTCTTGGGCTCCACCAGCTCTGGAATTTCTGGACATGGGCTCGGCGCAATGGCGTAACGCAGGGTTTCTTCGGCATGGAATTCACCGGGGGCAAAGAAGCGCTCCGCAAGCTCCACAACGACATCTTCCCGGCGCGAGGCAGCCGAATGCGAATTTCGGAGATACCGGATTTTCCATCCTCCGTTGTTACGGCTGAAGTTATCGACACAGGCAAGGCTAAGGCCATCCAGCGGGAGTACGACCGCCTCCGCAATGAGTTGCGCCACGCAGAGCAATCCGGCAACAGGGAGCAGCTTCAGGCCGTGGCGGCTGAACTTGGTTCCAAGAAACCCAGCCACCTGACGCTCATTCTCCGCGCCCGCCAAGCCATCGAGCTCTACAAGGTTCCGGCCATGGTAGAAATGACCCGGGCGGCATTGGAAGAGGGGCAAAGCGTGGTGCTCCTGGTTAATTTCTCCGCAACGATTGAGGCTCTGATGGAGCAGCTCGACTGCCCGCACGTTATCCGGGGCGGACAATCCCCGGCGGAACGCCAGCAGGTGATTGACCGCTTCCAGCGCAATGAAATCCATGTGGTGATTGCCAACATACAGGCCGGAGGCGTAGGTGTCAGCTTGCACGACCCGGAGGGGCAGCGTTCGCGCCTGAGTATCATCAGCCCCACGTTTTCCGCCGCTGACCTCCGGCAAGCCTTAGGCCGTGTTCACCGCGCGGGCGGAGCTGCCAGCATTCAGAAAATATGCTTTGCCGCCGGAACCTGCGAGGAACATACCGCGAAAATCTGCGCGGCTAAGCTCGCTCAAATCGACCTCCTGAATGATGGAGACATGCAACCTTTTCCCATTCAATAATCAATATGAAAACAAACAATACTCAAAAACACGCTAGACACGCGCCGTCATCTCTTGGCTACAAGGAGATTTGTCCGGCCTTTTATGGCAAGAGCGGCAGCAATGCTGCATCAGAAGAGGGGACTCTGTTGCACGCTGCAATGGAGACGGATGATTTCTCCAAACTGACCGAAGACCAGGCCTTTATCTGTGGCCTCTGCCGCGACTACCGAGATGGGGAGCTGGCTAAGCTGAATAATCCCACGGTCTACCGGGAGATTAAGCTCTCCATTGCCGGGGGGCTCACTTTCGGAACGGCTGACTTCGTAGCCATCGATTCGTCCGGGCAAATCGGCATCCTCATGGACTGGAAGTTTGGCCAAGGAAAAGTCGAGGACGCCAGCACCAATGCTCAAGGCTGCTCTTACGGCTTGGGGGCATTCGAGAAGTTCCCGAATCTGGTAGAGCTTACCGTGCATTTTGTGCAGCCCCGCCGCCAATTCATCTCAACCCATACCTATACGCGAGCCGATGTGGAGCGAATGAAGCTGCGCATTCAGACCATCATACGCAAGGCTAATGCCCGCAACAAGGAGGAGAATCCCGGCTTGCAATGTTGCTACTGCCGCAAGCAGGCTACCTGCAAGGCATTGCGCAATGTTGCGCTGCCCATAGCTTCCCGCTATGCGGGGCTAGCAATCCCCGAGGAATTGCATCCCTCCAACATCCTCGACCCTCGCATGATGGCTCATTGCCTCGACTGCGCCAAGGTGCTCAAAGAGTGGATTGATTCCGTGAACTATCACGCTCTGAGCATGGCTTTGAATGGTCAGGAAATCCCCGGCTTTAAGCTCGTCTCCCGAGCTGGTCGCCGCTCTATCTCCGATGCTCTTGCCGCCTATGGAGCTGTCCGCGACAAGATTAGCCCGGAGGACTTTATCGCATGCTGCGGCAGCGTCAGCATCGATTCTCTGACAAGCAAGTTTTCTGAGGATGCCCCTCGTGGGCAAAAGCAGAAAAGCAAGGAGGAACTTCTCTCCCGTCTCTCGGAGGACGGAGTGCTCTCCTCTGGAGCCCCCAGCAACATACTGAAGCGCTCCTGATTCAACAACAACACAAACACGATACAAGAAAATGGGTAAAATCAAACCATACAGCATTACTGGCTCGGAGGTTCAGCCCTCCGAGGTTATCAGCCCCGCCGACACCACTCAGCTTGCCGCAACTGAGATGCCGGGGCTCGGCTCCGTCAGCGGTGAGATTGATGCGGATGATATCGTTATTCCCCGCCTGAATCTCGTCCAGAACGTAGGCGAGCTTGCCGATCTCTTCACCCCGGGAGCGGTTACGTACAACAAGGAGGTAGAGCTCTCTGACGGGAATACTCCGATTGAGGTTACCGTGCTGCGTGCTCGCAAGCAGTTTGTCGAAGCTCTCGATTACGATTCCGGCGAACGCCCTCAGGTATTCGATACGCTGGAGGAGGTCAAGGCCGCAGGCGGAACCGTAGAGTGGGTGGGCAACCAGAAGCCAACCTACAATCCGGTTCTCCATGTTCACATTGTGTTCAAGGCACCTGCCGGGCTGGACTACGCGTTCCCGTTGGAATACAAAGGCGAGTCCTATGGCATGGCCGTTTGGACGCTTCGTGGCGTGGCCTTTAAGCGAGCCGGGCGTAACATCCTGACTGCTTCTAAGTTCTCCCTGCGTGATGGTCTGTTCCATGGCAAATGGGAGCTGACGACCAAGCGCGAGAAGGTAGCCCGCAACTCGTTTGTTGTCCCGGTTCTTCGTAATGTTGGGCGTAATACGCCTGACTTTGTGGAGTTCCTGCGTACCCTCGGCTGATAACGCCTAACCGGGTCGGCCTGCTGCTTTCGGGTGGCAGGTCGGCCATAGGAAGGAATCTCCCGGCCATGTCCGATTTCTCTACAGCTTCATACCCTCAGCGATTGGAGACCGCCGCCGACATCCTTGTCCCGGCAATAGTTTCCCTCGTGCTGAAGTCCTACAAGGGCGAGATTCATGTGAACCAGGAGCAGCAGACGGCACAGGTAGCAGCCCTCGCCAAAACCTGTCATAAAGCCCGAAAAATCCGATAAGAACGGCTTTTTTAGGCTTGCTTTTCTCTACCGCGCCGGAGTACGTTTCCCGGTTAGCCTGAACAACGGCTTTCCACTTACCATGGCTTACAAATCGCACATCCAGACGTACCCGGAGCGCATAGAACGCGCCGCCGATATCCTCGTTTCAGCCCTTTGCTCTCGCGTGATTGACTTCTACAAGAGCGAAAACCGCACCATCAACCAGACCGTAAACATCCAGCCATCCGTCACCGCTAAGCTCAAAAAACACCACCGCAAGGGGTAACCGCTCCCCAAAAAGGGGCTTGCCTAAAATTTTTTTACTTCAAAAGCACATAGCTAATATAAACTTTTGAAAAAGAGCGGTTTAAGCTCTAAAAAAAAGACTTGCTGGGCATATAGTAACGAGAGTAACATTCGTTCCGGGCTCAAACAACAAGCCTAACCGACTTAAAATGAACGACAACGCAAAGAACACAATCGCCGTATCCGCCGCCGCAGCTGAACTCCTCCAGAAGCTCGCCAATGCAAGTCTCCAAACCGCTGAGGGCAAGGCCGACTTCGCAATGACTGAGCCGCTTTCCAAAAAGGAGAACGGAATCCTGACCGGGTTGAAGAAGAAGAGCTTCCTGCACACCGAGCTGACGGAAACCGAAACCGGAAAGGTGCTCGTGATTCACTTCGACCGCGCCGGGCTGGATTTCCTCCGCGCCGAGTTCGGAATCTGCCTTGGTGACGAAGCCGCCCCGGTGGAGGAAGAGGCTGCCCCCGTTGAAGAGGAAACGCCCGCCGCTGGGGAAACTCCTGCTGAATCCCCGGAGCCCGAGGCCGAGACCGCCCCGGCTGAGGAAGAGAAGAAGCCCGCCCGCCGTGGGGCTCTGTCGGAAGCCGGAATGGCCTCCATCCGAGCCGCTGTAATGGCTCGCTTCACAGCCCTCCCGGAATCCGGGACAAAGCTGCAGAAAATCTACAAGGGCAAAATCTACACGGCCTTTGTGAATGCTGACGGCTCCGTGGATATGGACTGCGACATCGAGGGTACGGAACAGACGCACTTCAACTCCCTGACGCATGCCGCCCGAACCATAACCGGAGCCAAGAACATCTCCGGTCGCAAGTTCTTCGGATGCGCCGGAAAGCGTCTGGATGCCGCCGCCCCGGTGGAAGCCGTTGCAGAGGCTCCCGCCGCCGAGGAAATCGAGTCCGAGAATGAGTAAACCGAAAAGAAAGGAATCCCCCGCATGCTCCGAACCGTAAAGAACCGAATCAATGGAACGAATGCCCTCCCTACCGGGGAGGGCGCCCTGACCGCCCCGCAAAAAATCACCGAGGAGGAAATGCAGAGCCGTGTTGCAGCCTTGTCGGCTATGTCCATCCCGGAACTACATGACGAGTGGGCTCGCGTCTGGGGGACTCGCCCCTATACGCGTAACTATGCGCTGCTGCGCCGCCGAATCAAATGGAGACTGTACACGCTCTGCTATGGCGGGCTGGCGGTTTCCGAGCTCCGCAAGGCCGAGGAACTGGCAGACCTGACGCAGCTCCGGGAACGCGCTCCCTCACTCAAACGCGCCGGGCTCACTCTCATCAAAGAAACGGTGGTTCTGCCTTCGCCCCCGGAAGAGGAAAAGGACGACACGTTCGCCGCTATGGAGGTTTCCGGTGCCTACATGCGCAAGCTGTACAACGGCACAGAGCACACCGTCTACAGCCTCGGCAAGGGGCGTTTCAGCTACGCCGGAACCGTGTACAGCTCGCTTACCCCGGTAGCCAAGGCCATCACCGGGTATAAGGTGTCCGGTCGCCGCTTCTTCTCAACCACAACAACCATCTTCCCCCGTCCCAATGCGTAATTCCAAACACATTCCCGCCCCGGTTCCGCTCCGCCGCTGTGCCGTGTATGTCCGAAAATCGACAAACATGGGCATGGAGCAGAACTATACCTCCATTGATGCTCAAATAGACAGCTGCATCCAGTACGTTGAGAACCACGCCGCTGATGGCTGGGTGCTCGCTCAAACGGCCACCTGCGGCATCTATCAGGATGTCGCCATCTCCGGTGCCACCATGGAACGTCCCGGGGTGCAGGCCTTGCTGGCGGACATCCGCGCCAAGCGTGTGGATGTGGTGGTCTGCTACAAGCTCGACCGCATCTCCCGTTCTATCCGAGACTTTGCCAACCTGATGTTCGAGCTGGAGGAAATGGGCGTCTCGCTGGTGCTGGTCACGCAGAACTTCGATTCCGGCACGCCGATGGGGCGTCTGTGCCTCCATTTCCTGTCTTCGTTCGCAGAGTTTGAACGCTGCATGATTCGCGACCGCATCAAGGACAAGGCCGCAGCCCGCGCGGCTCAGGGGCTCTGGATTGGTGGCCGCCCGCCTTTCGGTTACCGTCTTGGAGAGCAGCGCATGCTTGTCACAGAGCCCGCCGAGGCCGAGGTGGTGCGCCGCATCTATGAGGGCGTTCTTGCCCACACGGATCTCTGCGAGCTCGCTCTCCGCCTGAACCAAGAGAACGCTCCGCGCCCCCGGCTCCGAAAGGGGGTGGAGGACAATGCCTGGTCTTCTACTCGCATCCGTCAGTTGGTGGAACGCCCGCTGTACTCCGGTGTTATCGTGCTGCGCGAGAACGAATACCCCGGTCAGCATGAGGCTCTCGTTTCCCGGAAGGATTGGGAAGCCGCCCAACGCGCCCTTGCGGAGCTGTTGGCAGCCCGCAAGCCACGCGAATCCCACCCGGAGCTGGTCTACCCCTTGCGGGGCATTTTGGTCTGTCCCTTGTGTGGGCTGCCCATGAAACCGACCTACGCCAAGACGCGCGGCCAAATCCACCGCTACTACGAATGCCCGAACCACATCAACCGGGATAAGGGCTGTCCTACGCGCAATCTCCCCGCCGAGGTAATTGAGATGGCGGTGGCTTCCAATCTGGCCTCCTTGGCCAGCAATCCTGCCATGATGCGCGTGTTACAGGAGCGACTGCCACAGCTCGCGCATCGCGATATCTCCGAGGCCTTGGCCAACGTGGAGCAACTGGTGGAATACATCCCGGATGACGCGCTCGCAACCCTCTTCCAAGCTCTCTACAAGGAGGTGAGCTACAATGCCGCCGCCCAAGAGCTGAACATCGTCAAATACTCTGCCTGAACACCATGCGAACCACCTCTACAGAAGTCATCAAGCTGGCTCTCCGCCGCAATTCCAAGAGCCGCCTCGTACTCACCCTACCGGAACCGCCATCCCTGAAAATGGGCAACCGCCCGACAAAACGAGCCATTCGCATGGCCAACGCCCTCGTGCTGGAGCAGAAGCTACACGCGGGGGAGTTCCGTAGCTTAACGGACGTTTGCGACACCTTCGGCATTACCCGCATGGTGCTCTCCAAAACGCTCGATATGCTCGACCACACCCCGGAGGAAATCTCCGCCATCCTCCGGGAAACCTACTGAACCGGGGCGTAGAATCTTGCAATTCTGCCCCCGGTAGGGTATACTACCACCGGAATCATGACCCCGGCAGAAACCGAGAAAGCGCTCCGCGCCTTGTTCAAGCAGCTCCGTCCCCCGGCGCGAGCTATCTGCCATTTCCCCAAACCGCCCCAACGCCGCGAGGTATGCGGCTTCTCTATCTTCTACAGGGGCGCTCTCGTGCGCGAGTACTTCGGCAAGGAGCTACTCAAAGAGTTTGAAACACCGCCCGGGAAAAGGGGCTTTGGGAAGAATAAATCACAGACTGTTTCTTCCCAACATCGGAGAGACAGTTCTATGATTTACGGATACATTAGAGTAAGCAGCGATAAGCAGACTGTTGAAAATCAGCGGTTTGAAATATGCCATTTTTGCGAAAAGGAAAAACTGAGTATTGACGGATGGATAGAGGAGACCATAAGCGGTACCAAATCATATCAAAAACGGGCTTTAGGAGAGTTACTGGATAAGATAAACAAGGACGATCTCATCATTTGTTCAGAGCTTTCGCGATTAGGGAGAAATCTGTTCATGATTATGGAAATTTTGAATATCTGCATGAGCAAAGAATGCCGGGTCTGGACAATTAAGGATAATTATCGCTTAGGGGATGATATTCAGAGTAAAGTGCTGGCCTTTGCTTTTGGATTATCAGCGGAAATAGAGCGTAATTTGATTAGTCAAAGAACCCAAGAGGCGTTATCTAGGAGAAAAGCGGAGGGCGTAACATTGGGGCGACCGATAGGGCGAAAAAACGCACCAACCAAATATAAACTATCAGGGAAGAGAGAGGAAATCGCAAAGTGGCTGAAAAAAGGCATCTCGAAAAGAAAAATAGCGAAGAAGTTGGGTGTTGACCGAAATACTCTTGATAGATTTCTAAAAAATCAGGAGGTACAATAATGAGCGATTTTGTGCAGCAACATGCCGTGAAGTGTAGCTTTAAT